CTGAAGCTGAAAAAAGACACTATGAACGAATGGCTAAAGGTGAGATTGAATATCAAAGAGATGTATATGATCAACAAGATAAATCATGGAAAGATGAATTTGTTTTAATCGTTGTTTGTATTCCTATTCTTGTTCTATCTTATGCAGTCATTAGTGATGATATTAATATTAAAGCTAAATTAGATTTGTTCTTTGATTATTTTGGTAAGTTCCCTAGTTGGTATCAATGGTTAATAGTTGGTATCTTTGGTGCGATCTACGGATTAAAACCTAGCATTGACGCATTTACTAAAAAATAATGTCTGATCAAATCTCTACAATGTTTGGACAATCTTATTCTAAAAAGAAACCTACATTACTTGCACAGCAAGGATCTAACATTAAGATTAAATTAAAGAAAAAGAATGGCAAAAAAAAATCTTGAGAACAAACATATTAGAAAGCCACCTAAGAAAAGAAAAGGCAGACATACTAAGCGTGTTAATAAGAATAAAACTTATAAAGAATATGTTGGTCAGGGGAGAATATAGTTTATGTTAAATGTCAAATGTATTTTTTGGTTAAGAAAAGGATTTTGTGCTTTACTAAAACAGTGTAAATGCTTTAAGATAAATGAGGATGACTACAACCCTTTCAGAGAGAAATTATAATGGTTAAAAAAATGTATCAAAATCCTAGCGGTGGTTTAAACGAAGCAGGTAGAAAATATTTTAATCGTACTGAAGGATCTAATCTTAAAGCACCAGTTAAGACAGGAACAAACCCAAGACGAGTTTCTTTTGCTGCGAGGTTTGGAGGAATGAAGGGATCATTACTTTCTAAATCTGGTAAGCCAACAAGATTAAAGCTAGCACTCAAAGCCTGGGGATTTGGATCTAAGGAAGCTGCAAGAAACTTTGCTGCAAGACATAAGAAGAGTTAATGGGTAAGAGAAAAGAAATATTAAAGAGCTGTGGTAACTGCCATATCTGTGGCAAAGAACACATGAGTAACGAAGGTGGCTGGGTTATAAACGCTGAGAAACTTAACTTCTGCCATAGCCTTGATCATAGTTGCTATGATATTTACTTTAATAATGTAAGAACAGCAGAGAAACAAAAGGTTGTCATAAATACAGAAAATGATAAGCGTATGAATCTATACATAGAATATTTAAAGAAACTAAAGTGCAAACATAAATATGCCAATGAAAAAAGATAATAAAAAGAAAAAAAGTTTTCCAGATCTAACTGGTGATGGTAAAGTAACTTTCAAAGATGTCTTGAAGGGTAGAGGAATTATTGGTAATGGTAAAAAAGGCAAATCACTAATGAGTAAATAATATGGATAAATCTAAATATCATAAAACTAAAGAAGGCAAGACAGCTCGCAAAGGTTTATACTATAACATAAACAAACGAAAAGAAGCTGGTACATCAAGATCTAAATCTGAATCTACTATATCTAAGAAGTCTTATAAGAGTTTGTTATCAGGATTTAAAAAGTAGTTACTTAATATTATCCATCACATACTGGTATCTATTCCAGATAATATGATTTGGCTGCCAGAAATGTTCCTTATTCATTTTCATTCTAACATGATGGATCATAGTTGTATGATCACGATTACCTAAGATAACTCCTATCTTTGTAAATGGCATTGCGTACTTATCTCTAAGAACATTAATTAAAATGGATCGTGCAATCACAGCTGATTGTATTCTAGTCTTAGTAAGTATTTCATTAACATCTATGCTAAGTTGATTGGCAACAATAGATAACATTTCTTTTACATTCTCAGGCACTACAACATCATTGATTGTTACATACTTAACAACTTCTTTAAAAACTGTATTCTGTTTAGTAACAACATGTCTTTTAAAAAACTCTCTTGCTAATTTATATCCAGTCTTAAAACCTAAACGATAAAGTTTGCGTTCTTTATCTGTTAAGTTTGCATACACATTAGTAGTGTATCTTAATTTAATTTGTTCCTTTAGCTGCTTTATGTTCATCATATTTATCTTCTTTCTGTCTTATACTTACTGAGTTTACTCTTATTGCTCCAACCTTAACTTTAATAAACAAACCTCGTTTATCAGGATCAATAGCATGTTCGGCTGTGTCAAATTCTTCTACATAAGTAAAATAACATTCACACTTTTTTAATCTTACAACCTTCATTATTTTTTATTCTGTCTAACTTGCTTAGTCATCTTACAATAGATAGATAGATCATCATAACTATCTGCTTTGTATTTCTTAGTGCAGCGATATAGTTTAAGTGCCATCATTATATGACCAACGTCTTCTGGTTGTAATGCTACTTTAATTTTATTAAATAGAACTATAGAGAATAGCTCTGCAAGTAATGCAAAGTTCTCTTGGTAATCTCCATACTCTTGATTACGTTCTGCTATAATTCTTTTCTGAATCTTCTCTTCAATATCAATGAAGTCTGACTTGCTTACCATGTATATCCTTTTCTGTTTTTTACTCTACCCCTAGGGAAACAATGAAAGGGTAGGCATGACTGCCTGATGAAAACCCTAGGGATAGAGGTAATAATAGTATTACCTACTATTAGTATTGTCTATTACCAAAAGATTTATTATTGGCAAACGATTTCTTTTGAAATCCACCAGCTTTAAATCCTCCTTGTTTATTTTCTCCTGCTGCTGCTTGTGCTTCTTTTTTAGTTATAATCACAGTGTAACCACCTGTTGGGTTACCTTCTATGTCAGTTCCGTCATATGCACAGTAGTCGTACCACTCATTATTAATATTCACGTTCATTTTCCAATTTTTTCCTTCTGGAGCTTTTGGAGAATTAGGTGCTACTAATACTGGTTGATTGTCGCCTGCTTTTTTATTTAAGTTAGGAACAAGATTTAAATATATCTTATTCTTTGGTTGCTCGTTCATTATACCTCATTTTGAGTTGTGATCTCATCACGCTTACTATTAAATTTATTTAAAATATAATTGTAAGTTACGAGATCGTTTATTTTTATCTGATCAATTAGTTCTCTGTTGGCACGCCAAAGGAAATCTAGTTTCGCTGTGTGCGGTGCGTAGTGAACCTTCTTAATCAGTTCATTAATTGTACTTTCATCATATCTAATATTGGCTGATGATGTACCTTTAGTAATCACAGGCTGTACAGGAATATCTAATTCCTCATACTCTTCTTTTGAAGTTATATCTTCAAGAAGAATACCCATGAAACTTAAAGCTCGTGTAATAGCAAATGTTTCTGCTATCTCAATATAACCTGGCTTATCTCTAAACTGTTTAGAGTAACCTGTTGCTATAATATGTTCTGGATCACATTTAGTTATAATACATTTCATTATAACATAACGATCAGAGTGTTCCTGTATCACACAGTTGATACCAAACTCAGTACCAAATACTTCTCTAAAATAGCGAATCTTAGACCAAGCTGATACTGTTTTTTTATTATGCTGATTTAAATACAACCCATTGGCTGCACACAAATCATTAACTTGTTTTATTTTTTCTTTCATTGTTTCCTTTAGTTGTTTTTTCTATTGAGCAAGAGTGAGCAAATACTTCTTTTGATTTATAGAAAGTACCATACTTATTCTTGCCACTTGTTTTTCCTTTGTAAGTTACACTGTCAAATAACTTATCGCAAGTTCTAGCGTCATAAGATTCAACTTGATAGCCTAGATTATGTATTGTGCCATTCATCATTATGATCATTAGAATTACTTTCATCTAGTAATTAAAGTTATAAGCAATATTGCTATAACAATAATTAATAATATCTTTATAAACATATATCTAAATTCCTTATCTTCTCTCTCTTTAATTTTACCCATTATAATATCATGTCTAAATTGCTCACGAATTTTATGATGTTGTTTATGATACCAATTTATATCCATATTCCTACACATTGTCCCAAAGGCTTGCAGCTAATCTAACATGTTCATCAGCTATGTTTTTCCACATGAAACCTGAGAAGTCTGGCGGCGGAATTAGCTTAGCCATTTCACGAGCATTTCCTTTTGTGATGTAGATCAAATTCTGGCGAATTTTAGATTTAATCAAATCCTGTTGAATTAAAAATTCCATGTACTCAGGAGTAAGTAATTCACAAGTGTCAGGAGTAAATACATTGTAGCTATCTTGATTAACATAAAGCAAGTGAGGAGTTTTTTTTGTGGCGTACCAATAAAAAGCACACTGGCGTACATGGTTTAAGTCTGGATTTTTTGGTAAATATCCTTTAACCCAAGAGTAACCAGCTTTTGTATCTGACTTTCTTTTGCTACGATGTTTTGTCTTAAGTTCAATAAGTTTAGCAGCACTGCCTGACTTATCCATTTGCTCGTAATCTATTCTCCCTAATTTTTCTAAAACTAATTCTTTAAATTTATAAGTGCAGTATCTTTCGCTTGCTACTTCATCTCCTAATTTAAAATCAGCTAATGCTTTACAACAAATCTTAATCATATCTGCAAGATAATTTTTTGTATCTTCTTTTTGTATTCTATCCTCTTCATCTGCAACAACATACTTATCGTAAAGATCTAATTCTTCTTTGATGATAGTATCTAAATCTTTTTTTTCATTAAGAATTCTTTTCTCTGCTTCATACATATATTTAGAAACAAATCTTTGAGAAGCTCTACCAATGCTTACGCCAGCTGACATTCTGTATGAACCTTGTAAAGCACGCCTAGTTTGTTCATCAAAAAAAACGTATCTACACAACCAATCAGAATCACTCATGTTATCCTGTGATGGTGAGCTGTGGTCTAAACCAAGTGCCTGATAATATTTAATACAAATATCAGGATCAAAATTATTTAATGCCGATATAGAATTGTTCTTTGTTAAATCAATAACCATTTTAAGCCTTTCATTTTTAACCTACATTAGTCTTAATAACCTTTATGTCAATAATAATAATTGACACTAAACCATATTGGTTTATAAGGGTTTAAAACAGAAAGGTAAATATGAATAAGAATAAATCACAATTAAATAAATTATTAAAGAGGTATCACAGAATGTTTGATTGCTTTGGTAATAGAATAAAAAGGAAAACTAAATGAAACACAAACTAACACAGTATCAAGAAGATCATAAGCTCAGCAATAAAGAACTGGCAAAGTTATTTGGATTAACAGGAACAAATCCAACAGTAACTATTTTAAGATGGAAAAATTGTCAGCGTATTCCACACCCTAAGTTTATGAAAGTTATAACTGAAAGAACTAAGGGATCAATTCAACCTAATAATTTTTATGAAAGCTGGTATGAAACCCATAAACTTTGATAAAGTTATTATAAGTTGGCTGGATATAAACAGTTGCGACAACGCATGGAATACTGAGGAAGATTTAAAAGACTTAGTTCCTGCTATGTGTACTACAATAGGTTATCTTTATGAAGAGAATAAAGATTGGGTAAAAACTTTTGCAACATATAGTTTTAATTCAGACAGTTTAGATGTGGGAGATTGTGTTGTAATTCCTCGTGGCGTAATTTTATCTATTAAAAAACTGGAGAACTAAATGATTGATCAAGAACTACACGTTGAGGATGTAATAGAAATTTATGATGAGAAGATTGTATTACTTAAAAAAGAAATAGATAGGCTTAATGAAGAAGTACAAGTTCTTAATATGGAACTAATGAAACTGAGAGCCAATGTCATTTCTTAATCATAACATACCAGTATGGAAAGCCAAAGTTAGACTAGAATATTTATACAATAAAGAAAAACATATTGGAGAAGAAGAGGTATGTCTTATCCATAGTCTAACTACCTTAGAGGGTAGAACTCCATTGTTTAATATCATGCTACCGAATGGTGCTAACTATGCAAGGCTACCAATCACAGCTTTTTTTTCTGATCACTATAATAGAAAAGATGTAGTTGATTTAGAATTAAAACAAACTGTGTATTGGGATTGCTTATCTTATCATGCTAATGTTATTGAGTACAATGCACTAGCCACAGCACAGTGTAAGTTTATTGATCGCAATAATAAATTACATAGAGCTAACTACATCTTCAGTATTGATTACTGCCAACCTGATATGAACTTATTAAACATAACATACAGCGAAGTTAGTGAAGAGCATAAACACCATCATGTATTAGAATGTAATGAAGGTGATCCGTTTCAGGGGAATTATGTACTTTTACCTAATAATAAGATTTTGTGGAATTTACCAAACTTCACAGTCAAAGATCAAATACCAGATTATAAAACTAATATGGATTATCCAAGTGTTGAAACAGATTCTTGGAGTACATCAGATGACGATAGTTTTTATTACAAGGTTAAAAATTAATGGCTAAAGATATTTATTTCAATCAAGCAAGAGTTAATTGGTACAATGAATGGCATAGAAAAATTCAGGATAACAGTAAATTTAGAATGATTGATATAGATAGCTACGAATACTGTGGAAAATGCAACAGTGGTGTTGCAGTTATTGAAACAACCTATGATGTAGGTAAATATAACAAAATTGCCTATCTTACTGCTGATATTGGCACTAAATTAAACATACCTGCTTATATAGTTTATTATAACATAGAGGGTATGGCTTACCCAACCTTTATTGTATCAAAAATTAATGCCATTTTAGAAGAAATAGACCCTATATCTGAGGGGTCTATGGTTGAATTAAATGAGCAGGAATATATAGGTTATTTAAATTGGCTCAGAGAACAACACACATGCACATAATATAATGGCTAAATATAATCAACACGTTAGGCTACCAATAGGATTATTTAGTCATACTGGCTATCTAGGCTTGGCAGAGGAACGTAAGGCTCAATGCTTGGCGATACTTTTAGTTCTTCTTCGCTTTGCTAATCCCAAAACAGGCAGTTGTTATCCTCGCTACTCTAAGATTAAAGACATGATCGGCTTATCTCGCATGACTCTCTATCGTTGCATTAGACTAATGATTGATGCTAAACTTCTAATAAAAAGGCGGCTGTCTTCTACTAATTTATACACATTAGCACCTATAATGTTAGTTAATGATGTATCCAATAGGTACGAGGTGGTATCTAATAGATACCTCAGTGGTATCCATAAGGTATCTATTAATAAAACTAATATTAATAAAACAGTATTAATAAATAATGGAATGAGTATTAATAAAATAGATAAGATAGTTAATAGTAAAGATATAGATAAACAGACTAAGATAATAGAACTAGCTAGTGTACCTCTGGCAGAATTACAAAGCTATTATAATAAACATCCTTATTACATACAACAAGCCATTGAGTACCAAGAGCAAGAGCTGCGTGATGCAAGAGCTGTGCCAAAGCATATTGTAGAGCAAGCTATGACAGCAGCGGTATCAAAGAATGCAAAGAACAGAAGTTTTAATTATCGTAAGAAGATTGAGTTCAATAAAAGAAATGGATTGAATTGGAAAGGCGAACCAATAAAGAAATGATAGTACATTATGGCAGGATTTAAATCCAAGAAAATATTCTGTATGGGTATGTCAAGGTTATCAGGCAAGCATTGTCAGGCTAAAGGTTATCCTACAAATAGCTTTACAGAAGAAGGAGTTCAGAAATACCTATGTCGTTTTCATGGTGGTCAGAATTCTGATTACTTTGGTTTTAGGAATAGAGCTGGAAAAGGTGGATTTAAAAAAGAAAATTATTCACATAGCTCTAGGCTCAGACAGCTCTGTACTTTAAAACAATTTAAAGATAAACCGATTGAATATGTCAGAGATTACTACGAAAGAAACATCAAAGAACGAATTGACAATAAGCAATTCAGCTCTGAGTACAGTAGAAGAGCTGCTAGTAAATGGCAAAACACTTACAGAAATTTTTTCAGATCAAAAGGTATTGCCGATCAGCTTGTACAAATTTCACTTTTGGTTAAGAAAGCCAGAAAACAAGGAAGCAAAGATTAGAATATTAGAGGCTCAAAAGTTAGGCGTTCAGACTTTAGTTGATCATCTATTAGAGATCTACATGCAGGATATAAATGGTAAGCAATTAGATCCTAATGTTATTGCATGGACTAGGGAGAAGACAAAGTTCATACAATTTTTGGCTACTAAAATTACAGATCTATACTCTGATAATAAACCACAGGAAAGCAATGTTAAACAAAGTATTACTGTGTCATGGCTTGATAGTGCTGAACTTCAGAAACAATATTTAGATCTTGAAGCTGAAGAACTAAAGGAAGTCAAGACAAAGGAATTAGAAAGCAAGCCAAATAATTAGAATTGCTTATCAAATTTATAGTCAATGGCTAACGCCTCGTTCTCTCTGTATAGTATTTGTTTCACCTCCAATTTATTATTAAACATATCCTCTACGTTGTAATTGTTTTCTTCAATGTGCTTATCTATGAGCTTATTTATTAGCTTAGATATTGTTATTTCTTCATGTACAGCACAGGAAATAACTTTCTTCCATACGTTTAGTTTAAGGCTTAAAGTTTTTCTATTAGCTACAATGTCATCAGTATTTAATATGATCTTTTTTTTACTGTGCATATTCAAAATCATCCTCCATTAGTTTGTGTGTTAGTAGTCTTCTGTTTTCTAATTCACATTCAATTAAACGATAATAGATAACCTCTTTAATATCTTTAACGCTGTAAGTATTATAAAGATCAAATTGGTTTAATAGTTTTTCATCATTAAGCCTAGTTATATGCTCTTTTAACTGTTGTATTGATGTCATTATTTTACCCCCTAGTTAGTTAATCGCATAGCGTATTTAATAACTTGCTTTGCGTGTTGTTTATTATCAACAAATATAAATCTCTTCTTGTCATAAGAGTAATTTAAAAAGTTGGATAATTCTTTTTTACTAAACTTAGCTATCGTTTTTTGTTTGTAGTCTATGATGTACATATTATAACCCTTTCATTAGTTAATATATTGTTAGTTTAAAATAATCATCAAGGAACACCAATAAATGAATTGATGCATAGCCTAGTATTATGATGAT